GTCTTTCTCTTGCAGCACGTAGTGCCTGTGGTTTAAGTTTTCGTTTGGCATCCTTCTTAGAGTGATGCTGCCAATTGGGGGTGTTCATTGGTCTGGATAAAAAACTGCAAAATCATCTGCATAGTACTTCCTAATATTATCTATAAGTTTAGGAGTTGCTTCTACTATATCAGTTTTATCTAAATTTTTGACAGGTGCATATGACACTTTGCGAATTGGAAACATAGGAACTTCTAATATATCAGCAACCCACTCACCAAAACTATTACCTATTCCCCATTCAAAATGCCATACATTAGTATCAGCATCAAGAAAATCCATTTGAGGTCTAAACCAATTTACCATCTCAATATCATAAGTATGAAGATGATCCATTACATTAAAAAATTCATAATCATCTTCTAATATTTCTTGAAGATTAGAAAATCCAGTCAAATATTTTTTATGATAATGAGTCATAATCATAGATGATGCCACAAATCTATCAATAGGATTTCTAACAATTACAAAACTTGGTATCCCTTCTACATCCAAATACTTTTCATACATTTCCTTATGATAATGCATTACTTCATATCCTTCTACATATACATCAACAAATTCATGTTCTGGTAAAAAATTATTAAGTACAATATTTTCATGAAAAAATCTTCCACCAGTGCATGGAATATGAATACGATGAAATCTTTTTCCTGTTCCTAATGTATGTTTATATGTTGGCATTAATCACCACCTATTTCTTTTGACACCATTCTACTAAATCCTTTAACCTTATCAAAGGTAATAACATTATCAAACTTATCATGTAAATCAGATTTATGGGATATAACAAAAATGTTAGCACCCTTTATTATATATCTAATAATTTTAAGAAATTCTTCTGTTCCAAAACCATCAAGTGAACTATCAAACACCTCATCCATGATAAGAAGATTTGTATTCACAGAATTCTTAACCCTAGCAACTTCTCTCCATGTAAAGAGTAATGCTAAGTCAATTCTCATCTTCTCACCCTCACTGAATGATGAATATGAGAAATCTTCGTGAATCGGTGATTTTACCGTTTCATTAAACTCTTCATCCAATGTAAAATTGATATAAAAATCCATCAACTGTAGGTAACGATTTACCTGTTGATTAATGAATGGTAGATACTTCTTAATTATTTTTGTTTTTACTCCATCATCCCTTAACAGAGAATAGGCAAAATCGTAATGATTAATCTCTTCCCTTCTGTCTGCTAAGTCATCAATTGTTTTTTGGAGGTTCTCTTTAAACTCTGCTAACTTCTCATGCTCAGTATTTCTGTTCTTAATTCGTTCGGTAATAGTTTGAACTTCATTTTCAAGTTCTCCGATTTGTCGCTGACTGAGACTAATCCGAGTATTGTTTTGAGAAATGTCATGGTTGAGTTTAGTAATCTCCTTAGATAGTTGGGTGAAGTGACGTTCTCTCTCCGTTTCTAACTTTATAGTCTCTTCCAGATCTTTAAAACCTTTCTTGAGCTCCTTTGCTTTATCTTGAACGTCGGCAATTCTATTTACACGAAACTCTTCTTCTATATCCTGAGTACAAGTAGGACATACCGTATTGTCTGTGAAAAACTTATGCTCCTTGGTAATTGTTGCTACTTTTTGAGTAATTTTACCTTTAAGATTATTAAGTTTCACTAACTTTTCAGAAGCACCTGCTAAAGTTTTCTGCTCCTCATTTAATCCATATACTCTATCACTTGCATGTTCATTCTTAGATGTTAAAATACAAATTTCATCACCAAGTTCTCTACTCTTTTTCTTCTTTTCTGCTATATCATCTTTACCTCTTTTCTCAATCTCTTCAATAAAAGTCTGTTGCATTCCCATCTTATCTTTAATATTATCTTTCTTCAAATCCAAAGACTTTATCTTCTCCTTTCTAAGACGTATATTATCCTTAATAAGATTATTCATTGCAGAGAATATTCTAATATCTAATAAATCCTCAATCACATCCCTACGATTAGCACCACTCAATTGCATAAAAGGTACAAAAGTGCTACTACCCAAAATTACAATTTGAGTAAAAGATTTATAATTTACTTTTAAGATATTATCTTCTAAAATTCTTTGATTAGATCTATCATCTGCTTCTTTATGAAGTGGATTACCATCTACTTCAATGTCAAATATATTTGGTTTTATTCCTCTTCTTACAAGATAATCACGATTGTTAACTTCAAATTGAATCTCTACTACACACTCTCTCTCATTAGTAGTATTAATTAACTGCCCCTTATTAACTTTACGAAATGGTTTATTAAACAAAGCAAAGGTAAGTGCATCCAACATTGTGGATTTTCCAGCACCATTTGTTCCTACTACTAGGTTAGTGTTATGTTTTTGAAAATTTATCTCCGTCCACTGATTACCCGTAGAAAGAAAATTCTTCCATTTAATATGTTGAAATGTTATCATTCTTGGGAGGTATCACAAAATCATTAGGTGTAATTACTGCATACTTATAATTATACACCTTACAAGTCCTTATGGCAAGCTCTGCATCAACTTCCACAACATCCATAGGTGCTTCTTCATTTCCAGCAATTTCACGCATCATCATAGCATATCTAACAGCATCATCCTCTTGCTCAAATAAAAATAAAACTTTATCACCAAAGTCATCCTGAACAGCATAAGCACCGTCATCTTTTTTATCTTTAAGAGTAAGAAGGAACATTTACTCTACCTCGCAGGCTTGTCTATATAAATCCTTAAAGATACCCTTGATAATGTTCTTATCTAAATCAAACTCTGCTTCATCAATATATCGATTTAAAATTGAT